AGTTGTCTACCTTTGCTCCGCTTCTCCATTGATAACAAGACCAATATCTAGCTTTAGTTTTTGGACCAGGATTTTCACAATTGTGCCTGGCTCTGAATGATTTTCTACGATTAGGGTCATCTCTTTTAATTTCCATATTAGGGTCACCAAAAGTTACCTTAACCACATTTCCTTTTTCGTTTGTCACATACACGGCAAACTTTTTAGGTCCGCCTGGTGTTCTCATTGGATTATTCAAAGTGACTTTTTTACCTTGATATTCTGCCTCTGTTAAAGGCTCGTGTTCATGTTCGAAGATACACTCCTCACATAACTTATCAATGTTTTCGTATTCTTTTAAAGTCTTCATAGTTTTTCAATCATCTTGGCCACAACTTCTTTAAGTTTATTTGACCATTCCTCTTTATATCTTAGCTTATATTTATCAATAGTTTCATCTGTACTTGCCCATTCTTTTATATCTTTTTCATCTGGAGTAGATTCTCTATCAATAAAACCCTTTACTTTCTTTACTTCTTTACCTTGACCAGGTGTAACTTCTTTAGTATGGTCAGCATAATCCTTGCCAATCTCGTATGAATCTGTTATAAAGCCTTCTACTTTTCTTGCGTCTTCAACACTCATACTCTCTGGAACACAGTTTGGTACTTGTTTACCACCCTTGTTCTTCATACCTACTTGTTTGTAACCTGTCCAACAAGCGTCTTGTAAATCTTTCTTCATCTCACCAAACATCTTTTTATACTTTTGTGTATGAATGCTTGGTTTTGTTTTGGCGTCTTTATCGCCTGGTGCTTCTTTGTTGTCTTTATTCTTAGCAAAGAAATCTGCTCTTTTACTCTTTGTATCCTTTGATAGGTTTTTGTAATACTTTTTAGGCTGTGTGCCGTCTTTTTTCTTAACATCTCTATCTTGTGGTTGAGCGTCTAAATCTTCTTTAATTTCTGATACTGCTTCGAATCCATAGTCAACATCTAAATCATGTTCTCTCACTTGGACCTCTCTGTCTGCTGGTATAGGAATACAATCCCATATCCATGCTTTGTGTAAATTGTTATTGTTATCTTCTAGTACAACATAATTTGTACTTCGTCTTACTACTTTACCTTTTACATCTTCTTTGATATAATCAACTTCGTCATTAATATTAAATATCATTTCTCTTATGTAAAGGTCTCTTATTTGTTGTTGTTCAAATTCTTCCATACTGGCAATTGGTCTAACATTTTGAATATGCAAATAGTTAGCGGCCAAGTTCATTCCTTTTCGGACATCTTTGAAAATCTTTTCTGCGTCAGCGTTTCTTGGTAAACCTTTTTTGAAACTTGCAAGGTCACCTTTGGCAGCTGCAGCCCTCATTTTACTTGCACTCATACCTGTTGCTCCCTCGGCGTCAGGATCCCTTTCGCCGGCAGAAACAACTTTGATGTTGTCAAAGTTATAATATCCATGTCTGGATTTTACATCATTATATTTTTTAATGATGGTTTCAAATTCTCTTACTCTATCACTACCAACAACCATGTTAACATCTGTGTAACCTTGATTGTATAGTTTAGTACATATATCTAAAATCATATTAGTTGTATTGATTTCAATGTTTCTTGCATGAGAAGGAAACATCTTTTTCATTACATCTAGTTTAGTTCTAGGAGATAGTGGATTCTTTTTAGGGTCTTCACTTCTACTTAAATATATTTTGTAATCATTTGCTGGTACAGATTTAACTTTGTTAATAAGTTTCTCATGTCCAATAGTTGGTGGATTAAATCTACCAAATGTAAATGCAACTGATTTACCTTTTGCTTCTTTTAGACTATCTATCTCTGCGTCTGTTACTTTACCATCATCTAAAATCTTTTTACATTTTTTGTAGAAATTTAAATAGTGATATTTTTCTAACATCTTATAGATAACATTTTTAGGTAATCTATTTTTAATACCAAACTTTTGTATTTGGTCTGGTGTCATATCTGAATCAAAGGCAGCTCTTCTATCTGCGTCAACACCATCACCTACTTTAATAATGTCATTGATACTATCTTCGATTTCTTCCAACTTGTCATTAATTCTATCTTGTAGATTTAAAATGTCATCTGGATTTAATTCTTTTAGTTCATCATAATCAATAATATCTCTTTTTAGTTCACCTTTGATTACATCTAATTCTTGTACTTTTTTATTAAAGTCTTTGATATATAAACCTACATCAAAACTAAAATCTTCAGGTCTTTTTATAAACTTATCTGTTTCGATATCAAACACAGCGTCAGCCTTTTTGTTTTGGTCTTCGTATGTTTTCTTATCTGTAATAAAATAAAAGTTGATAGGGTGCTCAGAACCAGGTATTAATTTACCTTGGACATTACCGGCAGTCTTAGCAGACAAATACTTTTTAGACAATCTTAATCTTTCTAATTCTTGTTTGTCAGTAGGTACATCAAATAAAATATTGATGTCCAAGTCTGCGTCATTTCTATATCGTTTTGTAAGTATAGAACCTATCAAAGAAGTTTTAAGAATAGGGTACTCCGACTCAAACTCTTTTAACTGAGCTTGAATCTGAGCCTTTACGCTAGCTTTAATCTTAGGATTTTTAGTGTCAGCGTCATCAAATACCTTAGGCGCATAAGTCCTTCTAGGTATATCAATAATGCTTTCGTTTATAAAATCTTTAAATCTCATCTTCTTTTTAATTTTCTCTCTGTAGCCATCCATCTTTTTGCTGTGTATGACTTAACTTTGTTTGTTAACAATCTTCTAACTACTTTAGAACATTTGTTCATAGTTTGAGTTGTTAGTTCTCTATCGCTTTGGTTGTTATCTACGATAATCATATTACTCATACCAAATAAATTTTGAAACTTACCAATATTACTTTGTACAGCTGTCCATGATTTTCTTGTAATATATTCTGGTACACTTCTCTCTCTTTGTGCATTTCTCTCCAATGCAACTTCTAAACTTGTGTTTACAAAAATCATATAACAATCATAACCTAAAGCTTTTAAATGTGATACTTGTTGATTAATCTTATCGTAATCTCTACCAGTACCATCAACAATTAAACCCAATCTACCTTTGATAGACAAGTCTAACATTGTACCTGTCATTCCTTTTGCTCTTGCTCTAACAATATCTCTAGCCTCTGCTTCGTCTTCAGGCATTTTTAAAGATAAGTTATTCTTTTTTAAGGCACTTTCAAAAGCATTATCGGAGTTAATCATTCTTAAACCAAAACCAGCAAATGCACTTTTAGTTACAAATGTTTTACCTGAACCAGGACCACCTGCAAGGAAAAATGCCTTAAATATATTAGGGTCATATAGTCCTTCTTGTAAGTATCTTATTTGTTCAAATGTTTTCATGTTACTTTCTTTACTATTTCTTTTGCTATTTGTTCAGGTGTGCTACCCTCTGCTTTAATATTTATTATTTCATCTTTATAGTATTGCAATAAAGGTGCTGTTTCTCTATGATAAACTTTAATTCTATTCTTAATAATTTCTGGTTTATCATCTGCTCTACCTCTAGCAGTTAGTCTTTTGACGACCTCTTCCTCAGATACAACAAGATTAATAACATGGTCATATTCTATTCCTTTTTCTTCCATAGCTTTCGCTTGTTTTACATTTCTAGGAAATCCATCAAACACATAACCTTTTTGAGCGTCTGGTTGTTTCATTCGTTCTTTTACTGCGTCTATAACAATTGGTGTAGGTGCAAATTCACCTTTAGATAATAAGTCTTTTACTTTTTTACCGTCTGGTGTATCTTGTTTTGCTAAAGCTCTCATCATATCACCTGTGTATATGTGGGCGATACCTAATTCTTTCTTCATCAATTCTGAATATGTTGATTTACCAGAACCTGGTCCACCAATCATAATGATTTTAGGTCCGTTGATTGCTTCAAAGAAGTATTGTTTAAAACTTTCTACTCTGTAATACATTATCCTTTTACCCAATCTTTAGCAATTGTAAAGTTTGCTCTACTAAATTCTAATCTATCTACAAGTTTAATTGCACCTGCAACTCTGTCAACTGCAACAAAACCCTCTGGTGCTGTTACTTTATAACCAGTAGGTGTTCGTAAGAAGTGACCGATACTTTGTACTTGATTTAATTTTTGTATCAAAAAGTTCTTTGCATTACCTAAACTAATATGACTTGCAATTGCAAAGTATAATGCTTGTTTATTTCTATCAATATATTGTAAACCAATTTTCTTTTGTTGTATAAACTTCTCTTTACCTTTATCTGTTTTACGACTATCTATTTCTGCGTCTATAAAACTTTCGTAATAATCTCTAAATCCTTGTTGCATTACTGCAACTTTTTCCATGCCTTGTTTTGAGTTTCTAATATATGAATTGAAGTATGTTTTTAATCTGTAACCAACAGATATTTGGTCACTCATAGATGTTTTAGACATTTCATCTAAAATAGGTTTTGCTTTTCTTAATGAGCCCTCAGCCATTCTTATCAATGCGTCAAATCTGTTTAACTCTGATTTATTAAATGTTGCTGAACCAGATGTATCTGTAAAAGCTGCTGACGCTAAAAATACGGAAGTAGGTCCTTGACCTTTGATACTACCGAAACCGGCAGTTAAAGATGACATTGTTTTACCTGAATACTTTGTATGAAACACAATACCTAATTTTGCTCTGGCTATTCTTTTTGCAATATCACTACCTGCTGGTACAGCATAAGTGATTGTATTAGGTGTAAAGGTAATCATTTTTTCTCCGTCAATGGCAACGGCCTTTAAATCACCTCTTGTGAAAAGTAAATCTCCTTGGTAAATACCATCTAACCCCAATTTCGGCAGTTCTCTCAAACACACTTGTAATTTGTTAGCGAGTTCACCACCATGGTTCCGTCTTATGTCGGTTGGTGTATAGTTGATTTTAGGAGTTTTGTTGAATACAGACTTTGTTCCTACAAAGAATTTACCATTTTCTGGATTAGTACCACAGAATACGGCTGGTGCACCGTCCCATTTTACAGACATATTTAACTTACCACCAATATTGCCGGCAAGCATATTTCGTACTGAATTTAGGAAGTTGATTGCATTTACACCACCTTGTGAACCACGATTAATTATATCGTCTTCTAAGTGTTCGAGGTGTGTGTTCTTTTCCTGTGTGAAAAAGCCTTTAAAACTAAACATTTGTTCTCCAATTTATCCATTTATATAATACTCAAATACCCATTAACAAATCATACAACTATTTATACGATTTAATACTGGTATTATAACATATTTCGCTGGTCATGGCAAGCACTTTTTTCGTTTTTTTACTTAAATTTAACACCTGGGGTGTTGATATATAGTGATTTTCCTTGCCATCCACCAGCAGCTCTGGTTCTTATTGTGATTTTGATGTTAACCTTTTTACCATCATAGGTAAAATTTAAATTAAATGCCTGTGAAGTACCATCATAAGTATGATTTAGTTGTGTTAATTTATTAACTTTTTTATTAAATAGTACACTTTGTAAAGCATTGTCGGCTGATACATCTTTGATTGTACTCTCACCAGTTTCTCTACCTACTAATAGTTTGTAGGGGCATGGTGTGAAAGAAACTCTAGGGTCATCATAAGTATAAAAATAAATTGTATTTAAGAAATAAACTAAGTTTCTATTATCTTTTAAATACTTTACAAGATTTTTAATATGATTGTTTCTAAACTTATAATAAAAATCTTCACCATAAAAATCTAAACCATCTGCTCTAAACTTGGCTGCTAATCTGCCAAACTCCTCACTAGAAGCAGTTTCACTAAATTTCTCTTTTGTTATGTCAAATGCCTGTATTGCCTTTTTAGCATTTGGTTTTTTAACATCTTTGGCAGCTTGATTCCATGAGTTGTCAATTAATTTTCTAATATTATTTAATTGAACATTATTACCTAACTTATCGTAGTAAGCTGTAATATTGGTATTAAATTTTGGTGTTTCGTCTGAACCTGCAGCTATCTTATTTGAATAACCTTGAAAACTTCCATCTGTAAATTTTAATATAACATCTGAAGGTGTTTTAGGAGATATGCCAGTTGGTTTTCCTCTAGGCACCCAAAAATATTTCTCAACAGATTTTCTAGTAATATCTTTTAATACTGCTTTTGCATTGTTAAGACCAATTTTTATATCTCTATCTGGTGTTTCATCTTTATCTATCAACTCTGATAAATCATCAAAGGTTACAGGTTTGCCTTCGCCTGTTAAAACACCTGTTGATTTGTTACCCATTAAAGTACAATGTTTTTCTAATTGAGAAGGTGTCATAGGTTTATTAATCATAAAATACATAGTACAAAACTCATTTACATTTGATGAAGCTGTACTATCTTTTCTCTGCTTAGTGCCTAAATGACCTGTAATTTGTTTTTTGGTAGTTTTTATACCATAAGGTAAATTTGTATTTTTATCTATAGCTAATTGAAAAAAATATGTACCTCTTGAGTCAATAATAGTTTTACCTTTTACTTTATCTACGCATTTATATAATATTACTTCATTAGGTTTAAGTTTAATACCAACTTTTTTTAAGGCGTCCCTAGTAGATGATATAGTCACAGAATCCATTGTATAGAATGGATTTGGTCCTTGAACACCTAATCTGGTTGCTATATTGAATGCCATACCACTATTTATACACTAGTATGGTAATGAAGTCAAGCCCTTTTTTCGCCTTTAAGACATAAGAAGTCTGGAATACCACCATTGATTAACCAAACTTTATGTTTGTTTTGAAACTTTACAAAATCAGAAGCGTCTTCTTCAAAAAAACATTCTTTGACGATTCGTTTTGAAGGATGTTCGATAATATGCCATAATATCTTCTTACCCTTTTTAATCATCTTCTTTGTATAGTACAAATCTTTCTCCTGTAAAGCTTTACCACCAGGTCTTTTATCACCTTTGTGAAACCTGACCTTTTGTTTTTTAGTTTTTGACGGCATAATTAAATTTTAAAATCACTAAACTTACTGTAAGCATCCTCTGGTTTTGGATAATTGTCTTCTTGTTTTTGACCACTATCAACAATATTCTGAGCATTGTTTTCCACATCATACAATCTCATTTTAGCTCTATCAACACCAACAATAAATGCTCTATTCATACTAGGGTCATTATATCTATTCTTTAACTGTTTAACTTTCATTTGACCTAAAGCTTCTAGTTCTTCATTTGACATTAAGGCAAACATAAAGTCAGCAGTTGCTGGAAGACCAAATGATTCAGATGTATCTTCTAATCCAATATCTGTACTTGCAAAACCAGTTCTTGTCGTTTGTGTTGCACTAAAGATAGGCATATCAAACTCAACAGCAAGACCTCTTAATTCTTCAGCGATTGCTTTAATGTAAAAATAAGATGATATATTACCACCTTTAAATCTTGCACTAGCACATATGTTTAGATAATCAATAAACACAACATCAGGTTTAAATGATTTCTTTAATGTTAATTCGTTAATCAATGCTCTAAAGTGACCACTATGAGCAGAGGCAGTTGGATATTCTTTGATAATTAATTGACCTTTTGTTTTTGCATTTAACTTATCAACTTTGTTATCATACAATTGTTTAGGCATATCTCTAATATCTTCCATAGGGATATCAAATAAGTTTGCGTCAATTCTTTCAGCAATTCTTTCTTCAGCCATTTCTAAAGTAATATACAATACATTTTTGCCTTGTGTTAAAAAGCTTGAGGCAACATGACACATGAATAAAGATTTACCAACACCTGTACCTGCAAGGGCAATGTTAAGTGTTTTACTTGGTACACCACCTTTTGTAATTCTATTAAAGAAGTCTAAATCAAATTTAAATTTTTTCTCTTTTGTATGGTACCAATCATATCGTTTTTCTGCGTCTTGTAAATAATCGTGACCAATATGATTATCGAAACTAACTGCCAAGGCGTCTGATAAAATACCAGGTATTGCCTCTGGTGTTCTCTTTTGGTCTTTATTGTCCAAAATCTTAATACCGGACAATACTGCATTATGCACGGCTCTATCTTTACACCACTTTTCAGTTGCGTCTAACAGCCATTTTAAATCTACTTGTGTGTTATTGGCACCAGCAACTAATAATTTTATATTTTTAAGTTGTTCTTCGGTTAAGTCTTTACGACCACCAAGCTCAATAAGAATGGTATCTTTTGTAGGTAAGTTTTTATAGTTCTCTACAAACTTTTCAATCTCTGTAAATAGTGTTTGTTCATCACTATTTGTAAAGTAATCAGCTTGAATAAAAGGTAATGCTTTTCTTGTAAAATTTTCATTGAAGAAAAGATTACTTAATATTGTAGTTTCTATTCTATCACTTAATGATTGCTGTACCATCTTGTATTTGTTTCTCCATCAGTTCTAATAATATGTCACCAATATGGTTGACAAATTCTTTTTCATCACCTAATTCTTTTTTATTAGGATTTCTTATTATATCATAATCAAATATCATTGGCAAGGTTCCATCAGGATTTTCATCTTTGCCGAAACCAACTTTGCCGTATTTAAAAATTATACCATCATACTTTTCAGAGGTTAACTTTATGCAAGTATAGTCTTCGCCCTCTTTTTGTACGAAAGTATAGTTTTTATTCTTCGTCTTCGCCGTATGTGAATTTTCTTTTTGTGAGTTCATCAATCTTATCTAATACCTCTGTTGTAAAATACTTATCTGGATTCTCATTGATACTCTTACCAAATACTTTTGTACCATCAGGCATTTCATATCTTGTAGATACTTTCTTAAATACACCAGCTTCTTCACCTAATTCTAATAGGCCGTAGTGTCTATCTAATCCTGTTTTGTATGTTAGTTTCACATCAATTTGAGCGTTTTCTTTTGTTAATCTTGACTTGTAATTTTTACAATGTATAATATTACCTACAACTTCGGTACCGTCTTTGTCTTTTCTTTTACCTAGGTAGATGATTGATGAGGCAGCGTACTTCAAACCTGAACCGCCACCCATTTCTTTTTGTGGGAACATAGAACCAATAACATCATATGTATGGTTGGTCATAATCATTGGAATGCCAGCCTTACCTAATTTTAATGTTAATACTCTAAATGTAGATTTTACAATTTGAGACCTTGTCATATCTCTTGTTTCTTTACCAGCAGCCGTATCTTCCATTTCTTTTGTAGTAGATAACATACCTAAACTATCTAATACAAATAACAAAGGTTTTCTTTTATCTTCTGGTTGTTCTAAATATTTGTCAATCACTTTAATTGATTGAGCTCTGAATTCTTGTACTGTAGCCACAGGAACAATTACCATTCTAGTAGAATCAACACCTCTATTCTCAATCATATCTTTTGAAATAGCACCCTCTGATTCGAAGTAAATTACACCTGCCTCTGGATTTTTATCTAAAAATGCCTTACAGATACCTAATGCAAAAAAGGTCTTTCCTGTCGCAGCTTCTCCGGCAATCGCCGTAATTTTGTTTGCTGGCATACCACCATATATACTGCCTGATAGTAAAGCATTGAATGAATATGAGCCTGTGTCAATGAAACCTGTTACATCTGCACTATCAACACCCTCACTTACTAAACCGGCATATTCATTACCAGTTTCTTTAATTATATCTTTTAAAAAATTGCTCATATTTTCTCCTTCGTTGTGTCTATTATATACTATTTTTAGATTTTGTCAAGCTTCCTTTAATGACTTCTTGAGCCTTTTTTGATAACTTACTGGTATCTAGGTCACCGGTTTCCCACCATAATCTGTAGTTAGGGTCCTCTGGAATCCACTCTTCCGGTGGATCCTCATATTCTGATTGTGGTATTTTAGTCCAGATTGTATCTTTTACTTCTTGTAGGGGTATAGGTCCAAATTGGTCATACAACCTACCACCAAAACTTTCACACATTTTCATAACCTTTTCTTTATTGTATTCTTTCTTTCTTTGAAAGTCCCAATATTCTTTTAGTTCTTTGTATTCTTTTGGCTGTATGCTCACCATTATATTTATCTAATTATATCTATCTGGCTATCTTTAGTCCATATTTCAAGGTCATTTCTCAAACGGCCTTCTTCTTTAATTTTGTTATATCTTTTAGTTGCCAATTTACGCCACCATTCTATAATAGTATCTACATTATATCTATCATAGTTTTCAGACTTCTTTATTGTATCTGTTTTACCATTTACAATATCTACATAGTTTTCTATACCATAGCTACTTGCATAATATCTTTTTTGTTCAGTTAATGATTTTGCATTTGCAATAGTTTCAATAAATGTTTTAAGGTCGTCACCATCAAGGGCTTTTTTTACTAAACCAATAATACCTGTGGTCATTTTAAGTTTACGACTTGACGCACCCTCTGGTACTAGTTCGCCTTTACCAATAATATCTTCAACATACTTTACTAAATTTAAATATGGTTTACCATGTAACATAGGAATAAAATCTGACATTGTATTGCCTTTGTATCTTAAAAATGGTTTCATACCATCATACATTGAGGCACCTTTTGTGTTTCCATATAAAGATGTGGTTTCAAATAATACTAAATTCATATCATACTTCTCATTAAGTTTTTCTCTAACCCAATGTGAACAACATAGACCAGCCAATAATTTACCACCAAGATAATTATATCCAAATGGTTGACATGGTACAATTACAAAACCCATAATAGCTGTTTTGTTAAATACTTTTAAATCAGGTACATTACCTAACATATCATTTCTAGGTTTACAGTTAATAACTGGAGAACCAAATCTCATAAAACCTACAAACTTGCCTGTATTCATTTCTTTTACTGCAAGCTTTAAAGTCTTACCAGGAATACTTGTCATATTACTATGACTACTAATCATATTAATACAAGTGTCCCATGTGTGATTATCTAGTTCTACAATTTGTAAATCCATATCTTGTGGAGATATGGAGAAGTCATCAAACATATCACTATCAAATCCCATACCAGGAAGTGATTGAGGTATACTATCAATTTGTGCCATTTTTTGGTCACGCATATACTGGTCAATTCTACTAAACTGACCAAAATAATCATTGAATACACCAGCACAATGTAGTGCTTGTTCTTTACTTAGGTTCTTCGCCATTCCACATCCATAATAATATACATACTAATAATAACGGTATTATACTATATAATATCGCTAAAGTCAAGCTTCAACCTCATTCCCCCAAAAGTCCCAATGGTCTCTGGTCTTTTTCCTTGCAAATAGTTCGATATAAGGACCTTCACAAAGCCTTTCTATCTCTCGGTGCAATAGTGGTTTTTCCGAATGTCGACCTCTTGGTGCAATCACCAATTGAGCAACATCTTTATTGATTCGTTTTGGTCTACCTTTTGTTGCAAGTAAACACATTTCAGGATTACCTCTAGTCCAATATCCTAAACCTGTAAAAAATCCAAGTGTCTTTTTATTTGTTTTTGCCCATGTGAAACCTACTGTTTTATATTTGAAACCCCAAGCAGTTATAACTTTCATAGCTTGGTCTAACATAGGGTCACATACCCACATTAACAATACACAATTCTCATCTGCAATATCTTTAACAGGCATATTACAAATATCATTTAATGACATACAATCATAATGTGCTTCAGGACTTTTTTCTTTTCCTTTATCCGACCTTGTTTTAAATAACCAAGGTGGGTCTGCATATATTACTTTATATTTTTTTTCAGGTAGTTTAATCAAAGAAGCTCTCCAATGTTGCTTGTGGTTCCGCTTTCCAATTTATTGCGTCTAATATAAAACGCATTGGGTCGAGGAATGTTTTCTGAAATTGTATCTCATAATCGACATACTCTTTTAATTTAAATTCTGTCGGTAGTGTACTAATGTAACTAATGACATCAAATTTAAATGGGTTAGCTTCTTTTAATTTAAGAAACTTTATCTTATCGCCATCTTGTATAAAAGGATATTTCATACCAAGATTTGCTTCTTTTAATTGATGATTATAAATCAATGCACCTTTAACATGAATAGGTGACCCTTTAATAAAGATACTACTATTACTAGCATACTTCCTTAGGTTGTTACAACTTCTAGGAAAGGCAATTGCCTCAGGTGGTAGATTGATAAACTCTTCCTTAAAGTCAGCAATAAATTTATGGAGGTCTGTTTGTTCCTTCGACATAATTATTTTTATTGCGTCTTTAATTTTACCTCTACACACCTGAGGTGTACTAGACTTGACTGCTTCTATGCCCATAAGTTTTAACTTCGGGTCAGTAAGTCTTACGCCTTCTTCGTCTAGTACATTCAACATGTATCTTTTCTTTGCAACCCATATACCCTTGTTGGCAATAACTTCTCGTTTCATTACCATGGCATTTTTAAATGCGTTAGAATAATCAGCTAGTTCATCAAAACATTTTTCAATATATGGTTCTATTTTGTTATCACAAACTTTACCTAAAAAGTCTGCAATCTGGTCATTTGTTTTACCTTGACAAGTCTTAGCTACAAGCTTGTCAAATCTAACATAGATACTATCTGTGTCTGAAGCAACAATATAATCTACTTCACCGTGTGTTTGTAATATCTGATTTAGATATTCATTCACTTTCTTTTCAATAAAACGAATAATAAATTGACCAGCCGTTGTAATACCACTTGCCTGTCTTACATCATAAAATCTAAAGTATTGATTACCAACTGCACCATAAGCTGAATTCAAGGCAATCTTTTTTGACCATTGAATATTATGACATCTTGCAATTTCTCTAGCAAGTGCTTTTGTAGGATTGATTTGATACTCGGCTTTTGCCTTTAACATTCTTTGTTTAAAGACAACACGGTCATTGTACATTTTCTCCATCATTTCAGGTAGAAAACCTTGACTATCAGTTTTAAACTTGGCGCCGTTTGGTGTTAAACAGGCACCCTCATGTTTAAGATAGTTAAGAGGTACTTTCATGTCAATCATTTTATTAACATTGACACCTTGTCCGCTTTCACCAAGTATCTTTTCAGGCGAAATATTGTATTGTATAATAATATGTGGATATAGTGAATTAATATCAAATGAAACAATCCAATCATGGCCACCTAAAATAGGTTCTTTTACATAAGCGCCCTCGTATTTTGTTTCTTTACTATGGTCTTCTCTTGGAGGAATACATATATTCTTTTTCATTAAATGATTATGAATTAATGTGTCCCACACTCTAACTTGTGAAAAGATATCGTCATAATTTACTTTTGAATCATATGCAACAGTTAAACTCAAATCAATAAGACCAAGTTTATCTTCTAATGCGTCAACGATTTCAACATCTTGTATATTATAATCAATAAACTTTTGAAAGTCTTTCTCGTAAAATTCTTTAAATGTATCGTAAGGGTTTTCATTCTTTGGTTGTTTTAGTTCTAACTCACCAATAAAGTCAAGCTTATAGCTTTCTTGTCTTGTTGGTATAAACCATTTGTACAAGTCAAGGTAATCTAACATAGCAACACCATACACATCATAAACAGTTTGTGTACGACCTTGTACATTAATCTCCATACGATTGATTAGATTCCAAGGAGATATTTTATTTGCAACTGTTTCGCCTGCAACTAATTTTAATCTGTTTATAAGATATGGTAAGTCAAAGAATTTAGTATTCCAACCTGTGATAACATCTGGATGATTTTTAATCCAAAACTTCATAAACTCAAACATCAATTGTTTCTCATGTTTACACTCAACATAAGTTACATCTGTTCGGTCTGTATGATACTTACCTACACCCCAAGTAATGATTTGTTTATTCGTTTGATTTTTTACAGACAAACAAATAATTTCTTCTTGTGGGTCTTCTACATTTGGAAAACCATTTTCACAAGTAGTTTCAATATCAAGTGTAAAGATTTTAATTAGTTCTTTATCCCATTGTATTTCTTCCGGATGTTCTTGTCCGATATACTGATAATGGTATCTTTCTAAACCATAGATAGGTGAATTTTGTGTAGCAACTTCTTTACGAAACTTACGAGCTGCCATAATATCTCTAAACTCAATTGGTTTAAGATTTTGACCTTGTAAAGTTTTATATACAGAATGCTCTTGCGTCAAAGCATAGAGCGTAGGTCCAAAGTCTATCTTATCTTTATAGTCTTTGCCATCATGTATTCCTCTAACAAGTAATTTGCCACGGTGTTCTATAACATTTTTATAAAAGTTCATCATTCCTCAAGTGTACAGTTAATCCATCTAGTTCAGGTGTAAGTTGTATCTGACAAGCCAATCTGGACTTGCCTTCGATATAACCTTTTTCGTATTCTAACAATTCAATTTCAGGTGTATTATAGTCTATTTTGCCTGCTTTGGCAAGCCATTTTTCATCTACATGTACATGACAAGTACAACACGCACAACTACCACCACAATCGGCTGGTATTTCTGGTATTGGTACTGGCGAATGCCATTTGGCCGCTTCCATTAGAGTTGTCTGTTCATCAGGAACATCAACTCTAATCTTTGAGCCGTTTCTTACAAAATAAACTTGCATTAAATCCCAGGTACTTTATTCTCTGTGATTAATCCGCCTTTTGTGGGTGTTAAGATACTGCTTGTATTCTGTTGATACGAAGCTAAGATTTCTTTTTTTGGTTTAACTGTTGTCACAACCTTGTCCATTGCAATAGTAATAATGTCGTCATCTGCATAAGGCATATATGGCGTCATCATTAACTGTACTGGTTTTCCTGGGGCTGATTGTGTGGGAATGATTACAAATGGTTTTTCAAATGTATAGTTGCCCATGGTATCTTTATCCATCTTAGCAATTACATCTTCACCTGTTTGTAATCTTACTATTTTCACATCACTCATACTTTACTCCTTCAATTATTATATATTATAACACAACTAACCTAGTTTGGCAAGCTGTATTTTGTCGTAATCACATATTTTCTTTGTGGATTAACCATAACATTTAATCTATTCATAAATGCACGGTCAAGAAGTATTGGACTTCTATCTTCTCTATCATCAATGGTAAATTCTACATCCTTATAGAAACCACCGGCGAATTCTACATCTAGTTTAACGACATATCGGTCTTCTTCATAATCTCTTAAACCGCCTACAGATATTTCTTCTACTCTTACAATTCTACTTTCAATAGTTTTACCTAATAAAGACCATTGTACTTTAGTGTTAGATAATGGTTTAATTTTATCTGCATGAATAACTGGCATACCTGAATTACCTGTATCAAACTTAGCAACTATTTCACCAAATGGTTTGATTGTTAGTATTTCTTTATAACCACATTCTGTTGGTACTGTAAATCTATTTTCTTTTTTTGCAAAGTGTTCAATAACTTCTTTTGCAATGTTCATGCCTGTAGCGTCTTCAATACCCTCTGTGCCAGGTGATGAATTAACTTCTAACATAAATGGTGGTTGTTTATCTCTGTTTTTACTAGGTATAAAATCAACAGCAGTCCAATAACCACCTACTGCTTTAGAAGCTTTTAAACATTCTTCTATTTCTAATTCTGTTAACTTAATCTTTTCTGGTTTTGAACCTTGTGATACATTTGACCTGAAATCTCCTTCAATAACTGGTCTTTTCATAGCAGCTAAAAACTTACCACCTAAAATATGTACTCTTACATCATATTCTGTTTTAATATATTCTTGTATTAATAGGTCAGCGTCTTCATCTTGTTTATGAATTAATTGTACAATTGAATCTAAACCTTTTGGACTATCAACAAATAATACACCAACACCTTTACTGCCTCTTAAAGTTTTCATAATCAAAGGAAACTTAATACCTGATTCGTCAACTATTTTATTTGCATTTTCGGGGTCATTGATTAACTTGGTCATTGGTTGTGTTAAACCATAATCTGCAAGTCTTAATGCTGTTCTATATTTGTCAGCACACATATTAATTGTAGTTCTAGGATTTACTAATGTTGCATTAGCTCTTTCAAGTATTGACACTAAATCTAACCAACTGTCTTTTCTGGTAATACTACCACGAATAACAGCAACGGTCATTGCACCAACTTCAAAACCTTTATCATCATCTTTGTTATGAAATCTACGAACACCGTCCTCAAAAGTTGTGTAACCGCCTGTTAATTTAAACAAATAGTATGGATATTTTAACTTATCACATTCTTCCTTTAAACGGTCAGCCGTATGAAAAGTCTTTGCTTCTTCAGGTTCATCTGTAATAATCAGTAACCTTAAAAAGTCCTTTTCATTTTTGTCCTCGTTTAAGAATTGTTTAAATTGTGGTACTAACATTTATTATTCGGCACTCGCTTTTGTTTCTTCAGGTTTTTTACCAATATTATATTTGGCAGATAAATTCCATTCTTTCTTTTCTTTAAATGGTAATACTTTAATCTGACTTAAAGGTGCTTTGTTTTCAGCAGCCTGTGGGTTTACTATTTCAATTAAAGACCAATCTGATAATAAAACTGCAATTGTATTTCTTCTTTGAATATCATTCTCTACTAATGTTGCTTTCTTACCATCTAAAGCAAATAATTCTTTAAAGTGTACAATATAGTATTTGCCTTGTTTGTGTAAAATGTGACATGATTGGTAAAGTATTTTATCTTTTCTACTTGCAACACCAATTCTGGTTAAGGTCTCTCGTATTTTTAAAAAGTCGTCTGGCTGTTTGATAGTAACCTCTAGCATATCACCAACTGACCATGAAATTTCTTCACTCATTTTCGTTTTCTCCCGCCTTTAGAAAGGCTTATTTTTATATCTTCAAGTTGTTTATCCGTAAGTATGCTGAGAGCCTCTTTAGCTTTCTCATTACTATATCCATAATACTCTTTTACATACTCTATATTTTTCAATTTGGCTTGTGATAACCACTTGCCACCAAATCGCTTTGCTTTTCTAATACTATTTATATAGAAATGAAACTGTAGCTTCTTGTCCAAGAAATGAAAACCATTCATTTCATTAGCCTGAGCTATGGTATCATAGTGCATAGATAAACACTTGTTTATTATAAAGGGAGGGTATTTCTTTTCCCATGTTAGGTCCTCGGTATCTAACAAAGGTTTTTTCTCAAAGTTAATCGCATTGAGATAATCTTTTAATTCATACATAATATATTCCAATCAATGTTGGAGCGGGTGACAGGATTCGCACCTGCGACCTATTCGTTGGCAACGAATTGCTCTACTACTGAGCTACACCCGCTTATCATTATTTAAATTTACAACTGGCCATAATTTCAGTTAAACAAGCGACCATATTTATCTCATGGTCTGCAACGAAAGCTGCCTTGTACTGATAACCAGCAATAATTAAAATTGCTTGTGGTACTGATTTACTATCAAGTGACTCATACATACTATCATAGATACCTCTAAAAAGAGAAGCTGGTTCTTTATCAATATTCT